TACAGAATTGCTCAAAGACTCAGGTATCAAAACCAAAATCATCAAACAATACTTGCCCGTTATTAATAAACTCACGAATCAGTACCTGCAAGTCCTCGACTTCTATGTCCACTTTGACTTGGATGAGGGGTTCAACGAGACAATACGATCAAGACACAGAGACGCATTCAGTTATTCCTCGTTTAGTGAGGGCGAGAAGCAACGGATAGATCTTGCTCTTCTGTTTACGTGGAGACAGATTGCGAAGATGAAAAACTCTGTTGCTACTAATCTGTTGATTCTTGACGAGACGTTTGACTCCTCTCTTGATGCTGACGGTGTTGAGAATCTATTGAAGATCCTAGACACTCTTGACAATGACACTAATGTGTTTATCATATCTCACAAAGGCGAACTGTTAGACAACAAGTTTGATCGTAAGATCGAGTTCGTTAAAGACAAAAACTTTAGCAAGGTAGCATGAAATATTTAAACCGTGCTGAAAAAGAGTACGAGGCAATGCCAGAATATATTGTTCTGCCAAACGTTCTTACTCTAAAAGAATGTCAAGGAGCAATTCAATATGGACAAAAACACGGAAGGGGTAGTCAAGGACAAATAGGATCCGGGTCCGGAGCAGTAGATCTTACTGTTAGAAACACTACTTTATATTGGTTCCGGCATACTAAATTGAGAGATAGAATTGTCTCTAAGATTGGTGAAGTCAATGAGATGCTTTGGAAATATGATATCAATGAATTTGAAGCTTTTCAATTGGGCATCTACTCTAAAGATGGGCACTACTCTTGGCACAAAGATGCCTTCGATACTACTGAACCAAGGAATAGAAAATTAAGTTTCACTGTTCTTCTAAATGATCCCAAATCATATACGGGAGGACAGTTTCAATTACATTCAAGTTTTACTAGAGAAGGCAAGGCAATAATTAAGACCCTTCACAAACTCGATAACACTGGATCTATGGTTGTGTTTCCAAGTAGAACCTACCATCGAGTTTGTCCCGTGCAGGAAGGTGTTCGTGCTTCTTTGGTTGGATGGGCATGGGGACCTAAGAATGGTTGACAAAACCTTTCTATCGTGTATAATGGTGTATAACTTTTTGAGGAATAAATTGTGATGATTAGTGAACAGACCATGCAAGTTCTAAAAAACTTTGCGTCAATAAATCCAAACATCGTTATCAACGAAGGCAATGTTTTGCAGACGATTTCCGAAGCAAAAAACGTTGTCAGTAAATGTATAGTTGATGTCGAGTTTCCGAAACAGTTCGGTGTCTTCGACTTGAACGAGTTCCTTGCGGTACTCAATCTTGTTGACAAACCAGAACTGAAATTTGAGGATGATTTTGTCACTGTGTGTGACTCCGTTGGTAGAACACGTATCAAGTATTACTACTCTGATATTGATATTCTTACCAAACCTTCTGGACCCGTGAAGAACATGGATGCAGACGTAAAGTTTGTCCTTGATCACAACACGCTTTCTAAAATCCGAAGAGCATCTTCTGTTCTAGGACACACAGAAGTCAGTGTAAAGTGTATAGATAGTATCGTGTGTTTGTCAGTTGCAGACAATAGCGATAGTACTTCTAATGCTTATGTGGTTGAACTAGACGGGACATACACAAAAGAAGATTTCAATTTTGTTTTTAACATTAATAACTTGAAGATGGTTGAAGGTGACTATGATGTTAGCATCTCTCATTTAGGCATCTCACACTTTGTTAATAAAAATACCAAGATTGAATATTGGGTAGCACTCGAAAAATCTAGCACTTATGGAGAATAAGATGAACGAAGAAATGATGGACCTTGGTAATCGTATCACTCGCAGCACCGTTGCTGTAATTGATACTATGACTTCACGAGGAGCATTCCGTGGAGAAGAACTCTCTACGATTGGTCAGTTGCGTGATCAGTGTATCGCTTTGGTACAGATGATCGAAGCAGCACAGGGTGTAGAAGCACCAGCACCCGCTGAAGAAACTCCTGAAGAAGTCTAAATTTATCTTTTCCGTTTTGGTGAGCGGCATCTTGCCGCTCTTTTATTTTTTTATTATGAGGAAAAGAAATGGCAAAAGACTTTTTGTGGGTAGAAAAATATAGACCTCAAAAGATTGAGGACTGTATTCTTCCCGATACACTTAAGCAAACGTTTACTTCTCTCTTAGAAAGTGGAGAGTTGCCTAACATGTTGTTTTGTGGGACTGCTGGTCTGGGTAAGACTACGGTTGCACGTGCCTTGTGCGAACAACTAGGACTCGATTACATCGTAATCAATGGGTCTGAAGAAGGTAACATCGACACTCTTCGAGGGAAGATTCGTCATTTTGCTTCTACGGTATCTTTATCTGCTGGGTACAAAGTGGTCATTCTCGATGAGGCAGACTACCTTAACCCGCAATCAACCCAACCTGCTTTGCGTGGATTCATTGAGCAGTTCTCTGACAACTGCCGATTTATTCTTACGTGTAATTTTAAGAACCGGATCATCGAACCGTTACATTCTCGTTGTGGTGTGTATGAATTCAATACCACCAAAAAAGATATGGTTGGTTTGTGCGATCAGTTCTTGAAACGAGCGTGTCATATTCTCAGAGAAGAGGGATACGGCAATGCCGCACCTCAAAGAGAAAGCATTGCTAAACTGATCATGCGTCACGCACCCGACTGGCGTAGAATCGTTAACGAGTTGCAGCGATCTGTTATCGGAGGCGTCTCTGCAGACGCGACAATTAGCAGTGACAACTATGACTCGCTTTTCAAACATCTTAAAGAGAAAGATTTTAACTAGATGCGCAAGTGGGTAGCGTCTAATGTGGACCTTGATACTACTGTTATATTTCGTACCGTATACGATAGAATGACAGACAACATCAAACCACAATCTATCCCGGCATTAGTTTTAATTCTTGCAGACTACCAGTATAAGAATGCTTTTGTTGCAGATCACGAGTTGAATCTTGTTGCTTGTTTCACAGAAGTTATGACTAACGTAGAGTTCGTATGAGTTTTCAAATCATTGATAATTTTCTTGACGATGAAGAATGTTATGAGTTGATATCTGCTGCAGAAAAAAAGCAGTGGAAGAAAGAGTTTCACGGACAAAAAACTACTGGCGTTACGGATGAGATAGATCTATGGGGCAGATTAAATTCTGTTGCAAAAAATCTAAATAATTCTAGGATAGACTGGTGGCAAACAGTCGTGTGGGAACCGGGTACTCAAATGCCGTTTCATATAGACACGGGAAAAGAAGACACTACGCTTGCAAGCATAATCTATTTGAACGATGATTATTTTGGTGGAGATACCTTGTTCGATGACATAAGTGTCTCTCCTCGAAGAGGACGTGGATTGTTTTTTGATGGCATGTTTTATCGTCATGCTGTTGGAAGAATAGAAACTGGCAAAAGATATGTTATAGCAACATGGTATAAGGCATGCGAAAAGAAGACATAACAGTTTACAATCAAAAACCTTTTCTTGCGAAGGTTAATTTTTCTCTTCGTCCAGAAGAAATGGACAAGTGGACTAACATGGTTACTGAGAACGCATCTTATAAACAAGAGCAGACTTCTATTCGTATGGACAGAGCGTATTGTAAAATTTATCAACCTGCTCATTGGGGCGGAAAAGATCTCAATCCTTTTTGCGGAAGGGTAAGTCAATTGATTAACCTGATGCTTGAAAGACTAGACATGAAAGGCAACAAGAATTTCTATGCTATGGCAGACGCTTGGGGGTTGGTATATGAACCAGAAGAGTCGTGTGGTCCTCACGGACACGGGCATGAGAATGATTTTGCTGGCGTGTACTATCTCAAGACCACACCGGGTTGCGGAGAAATATTTTTTCCGGAATTAGAAACTGAAATCGAACCAAAGTCCGGTGACCTTGTGCTGTTCGGTTCTCCCGTAATGCACGGGGTGAACCCTTCAAAAGCATTTGAATCAACCAGAATTTGTATAGCATTTAATGTGAGGCATAATGAACCCGTTTGACTTTGTGAATTCTGTTAATGATACTAAGAAAGATATTATGACAGATGAAAACGAAACATATTATAATTCTTTTCTTACCAATCGATCCTTGTCATATTTTATGGACAGCGTCTTGCTTGCCAACGAAATGAATAGGTGGAACCACCTAGATTCTAGGTTACAATATGATTTTTTTATAAATACTCTTAGAAAAAGAAAGCGGTTTTCTAAATGGCAAAAGAATACTGAATCTAAAGAAGTATCTGCTATAAAAGAATACTATGGATACAGTGAGGAAAAAGCGTTACAGGTTCTTCCTCTATTATCTGAGCAACAACTTAGAGTAATTTTACACAAGGTGGATAAAGGTGGAAGAAAATAACGTACAATGGTCTCCGTCTGATATGGTAGAGATCGTCATCGAACAACCCGATGATTTTTTAAAGATCCGTGAAACTCTCACGAGAATCGGTGTTGCTTCACGTAAAGAAAATAAACTATTTCAATCATGTCATATTCTGCACAAGCAGGGTAGATACTTTATCGTTCATTTCAAAGAATTGTTTTTACTAGACGGTAAGAAAACAAACTTAACAGAGAACGATGTTCAAAGACGCAACACAATCACTACGCTATTGTCAGACTGGGGTCTGGTTAAAGTCGTAGAGAAAAGTCAGATCACTAACTGTGCTCCTCTACGTCAAATCAAAGTTATCCCACACAAAGATAAAAAAGATTGGGAGTTGTGTCCGAAGTATAATATCGGAAACAAAGTCTAGAAGTTAGGCAATTTGTTGATAAACATTTTACTTCCCTTAGCGGATGTGTAATCAAAGTCCTGAAATGGAATAGAAAAATCAAAGTCTGGTTGTTTGTATTTTACCTGTTGATATACTTCACCACCAATTTGAATGTAATGAACAAAGGTTTGAATTTGCCAACCCTCATCTAACGGGTATCTCCAGTGAGTGTACTTTCTTCCTTCGTATAATAAACCTTCGCCCGGTTCTAAAATGTATTCTACTTCTTCTTTATCGTCGTTTTCAATATACAGTTCCCAAGGAGTGTCTCGCCCACCATATCCAATAGTGATGCTTGAAGATAACTCACACGCAGGACGATCAGTATGAGGTCTGAGTATAAACCCTTCTTTATACAACCGGGTATAGGTGTAGGTTGGATAGAGTTGTGTACCCCATGCCGCTTCGAGTTGAGGTTGGACTTGTAATGCTAATGCACAGAAGTATGGATCCATATATGATCGAAGTGTTTCTTTGTTTCTAGGACCAAACTCATGGTCTCGTTCATATTTCAAGGCACCTTCTTTTTCTAACTCCAGCATGTAAGAAGTTGCATCAGCACAATCTTTTTCAGATAATAATTTTAATTTCAAAAAACTTGACTCTAGAGATCTTTTATGTTATATATATTATCGACTTCGCGGAATGGTCCGGAAGTTAGACAACAACCTTGCTAAAAGATTAGGA